TGTGGAATCAAGTATTGATACAGATAATAATATCGTATTTAAGGATTTCTTTTATTTTTATGTATATTAAAAAAGCGGGGTTTTTGCCCCGCCTTCTTATTACTTAAACTTCTTATGGGATAACCTTTCTTTATCAACCTTTGCGCTTTCTTCGCCGTTGTCAATTAACTGTTTTTTCAAATTATCAAACTCTTTCTGATAATCACCAAGTTCGATTTCTCCCTTCTTTGCTTTTTTGTTCAAGTCATCAACTTTTGAGTAAAGTCCTTTTACATACTTCTTGTTTACATCTTCGTCTGTGAGAATGTAGTTAGTATCCATGTGTGCGAAATCTTCATCAAAGTTTTCTGTGTCCGGGTGATTAGCTTTGTAAGTGTCTTTAATTTCTGCAACTGCGTCTTTATAAGCCTGTACGCTTATTTCACCGTTATTGACTTTGTCATTCAATTCTTTAATTGAAGTTCTAAAGGTTTCATCAAAGTTTACACTTAATCTTGCGTCCTTGTTAGATGCTTTGTTTGTATCGGTTTCTCCGTCTTTTACTCCACCGCTTGCAATTTTATTGACAACAGCACCAACACCTTCTTTTCCGAACTTCATAACGGCAAGGGTTGCTGCTTCTTCCGCTTTGAAGTTCGGGTCAGACGCTGCAAGTCCAACCATATAATTAATAAATTGCTCGTTACTAAAATCGCCAATTCTATCGCCTATCTTCTGGACTACTTCAAGCATATAAGCCTTCTGGCTTGCAGATGCCATATTAAATGCAGTTTGTAAGCGCTGATTACTTGCAATCTTTCTTCTTGAATCGTCAATTTCTTCTTCTGTCAATCCACGATTTCTTAGAAGTTCAATAGCGTTATTTGTTTCAGCTTTGTACTTGTTCCAGCGGTTTTCAAGTCCCTGCGAAAGGTTTGTTGCCTGGTATTTCTCATAATCGCTTTCTTCCTGTTGGCCGTCATTCTTGATTGTGTGCGACATATTAGAAAGGGCAGTTCCTAAACTGTTTATCATAAAATGAGCTAAACGCAGCTTTGCTTCTTTCTTTCCTTCTGGTGTCGAAATATCACCAAATTCGTTATTATGAAAGCGCCTAAACATGAAAGTTGGTAACTGTTCCACCATGTGATCGTCAATAGCTTTGTAACTTTCACCGGCTTTCATTATACGATTGAAAGTTTCATTATAAGCATCTTCAGATAATTTTTTCTGTTGTTCTGCATCTTGTTTTTCTGCTTCATTAATAATAGCATTTGTTTTTTCAAGATATTCTTTATCTCCGTCATCTATTCCAGAATCTATTGTCTTTACTTCTTCTACTTCTTTTGCCATTTTATACCACCTTAATTCCAAGAACCTTTTCTATAATTAAAATACGCTTGCATATCTCCGATATGATAGCAGTATTTGCCATTGTCAATTCTTTTGTGTCTACCTGCAAATAATCTGAAATAGGGTCTTTGCTAACCGCTGTTTCAGTCAATGGATTTTGAGCAAGTTCCTGCGCCTTTACTCCGTAATGCGGGTCATCGTCTACACCATGACTTCCAGAAGGGTCTACTTCTTTTGCCTTGTCATTGTATGTAAACTTAATAGCATTGATGTTTGCAAAACATTTTATAGCGTCTTCGTTATCTCCAAAAATACGCTTTAATCTTTCATCGCTTGCCGCGTCCCCAGCGTCTGCCATGTCCCCCATGTCTGCCATATCACCCATATCACCCATATCGCCCGCGCCGCTTGCCATATCTCCGCCGGCTTCACCGCCGCCACCGCCGAATCCCTTAATCATACTCATCATGCCACCCATACCGCCACCGCCGCCGGAAGAACCGCCGCCGCTTTGCGACATAGGATTTAAATCAAGATTTTTAAGCATTCCTGCAAGTGGTTTGCTTTCAAGCCTTCTATAGCTGTTATAATCTCCGCCCTGTACTTCAACAGTTTTTAATTTAACATCACTCATAATTGTATCGTCTGTTTCCATGTCAGAAGCAGGTGTTTCTGTTTCTGTTTCAGTTGTTACAGCTTCTTTCATTGGTGTTTCGCCGTCTGTCGTTTTCTCTGTTTCTTCGCCCTGAACTTCTGTTCCTGCGGTTTCTTCTTCATTCATAATAGGGTTATTGTTTCCGCCACCACCCATTATTTTATCAGAAATAGCATTTCCGGAACTTCCGCGAAACATATTACTGCTAGAATCAATACTACCGCCCGCGTTTTCAAGTCTTCCGCCGGCTTCTTTTAATATCATCTTAATTACATTCATTTTCGTTATTCCTCTTTTGCTATATATTTTAATGCTTTAATGCTCGAAGGTGATTTTACAACAACCTTCTTTGAACATTCGCGATAGTGTTTTAATTTTTCATCTGAAAAAGGCTTAATAACAGAACCGATAATTCCCAGAGTATTTCCAACATTTCCCCATTTGTTTTCGTATTCCTGTTGTCCTGCCTGTTGAGCTGCCGCCAATTTCTGCCCCTGTGCATTAATTGCCGTATTGCCCATATTCGCCATAGTAGCCTGCTGATTATTCATGTTGTTACTGTAGTTTGCTATGCTGTTCTGTGTGTTTGCGTTAGAAAGTCCTAACTGCTGATTATAAGCATTTGCATAAGCATTTTGATAGGCGTTTGAGTTTTGCTGTGATCCCAACATAGCGGCCTGTGCTTTGTTCATTCCCGCACTTCTTGCCGCTGTTGTTGCCTGGCTCTGTGTACGGGAAGCGGTAGCATCTGCCTGTGATTTAGCATATTTTCGCGCTTCTTCATTTGATAATTTTGTTTGTTCTTTGGACTGTTCCATACCTTTAGCATTTGCGGTATCTGTCAATCCTACGCCATTTTGAGCAGCATTTAAAGAATTATTATAACCTGCTGATCCTGAATATTGTTCTGCAGCTTCGTCATAGGCTTTAGAAGCTGTTTCATACATCGCATTAACGGGTTTAGCCATTTTGAAAACTCCTTTTCTTATTAGTTATAAACATTACCCATTCTTGGGAACTGGAAAGCATCACTTCCTAGAGTTTCCTCAAAGGTCTGTTCTATCATTTCAAGTTCATTCTGTAATAATGAAATATCCGCGCCCTGTTTGCTCTTGAAAGCAATAGCAAGAATGTAAGAGATGATCTGGAAGTATGTCGAATTAGGATAGTTTAATTCTGTATCTTCACAATAAGGAATAACAAAATATTTACCGTACTTTTTAGAACAGTATCCGAACCCTGTTCTTTCATCAATTCCGATAAATCCGATATTATCGCCCTTAGTCTGTTCAATAACTCTGTTTAATTCGTTCTCAATATATCCATATTCAGAATCATTTAGGTAATAACATTTTTTGTCTGCATAAATAATCTTGTCTGCTGTTACTCCTGTATCAACAGTTCCGAACCATATTGTATTGTCTTTAAGATAATAAAAATCATTCATTGAATTATTGCAAACGTAAAACAATCCGCCGTCTATTAATTCAAAATCACCTAAGTCTTTTACATCAACAATATATTCTTGTAACAGAGAATTATATTTTATGCTGAATGAACTAATAATACCGTCTTCCATTAAAAAAACTTCGCCATTTTCAGCAACAACCGGGTATGCGTCAATATCACTTTCTGCATTTTTTGCTATGTCGTGAATGTAAAGTGTCTGATCCGTTCTAACAAGAATATAATTATCTGTAAGCCATGCGCCCAAAACGTCAGAAGGGTCAATTCCGATTAATGCCTTATCAACATTTTTAATTCCGTCTAAATCAACAACAGAATAGCAAGGTTCTGAAAGTTCCGTAGTATCTGAAAACAAGAAAGAATGTTTGCAGCAATCAAGGTATGTTTTTTCAAGGTCTAAGTCTACCATTACAGAATTAGGCTTGAAAAATAACTTCTTTGGTTTCGGGTAATACTCCACAAGTATGTCATTAGGATTGCCATACAGATAAATTGAACCGTTGCGCAGTTCATAACTTAAATGATGTATTCCGTCAGCGTCTGCCCTTCGGTTAATTACCTGCAGATTTCCATTATTCCAAAGATAAACGCCTTTAAGCTGCCAGAAGTCTTCCGGAAGAAGTTTTTCCTTTGCCGCCATTCTGAAAGATGACACAAAGGAATTATCACCCATGTTTATTAATTTTTCATATAAGGCAACATTACTTTCGTTTATGCAGTTTACAGCTTCATTCCAGGTAATAAAGTCCGAACCTTCAAAATCTGCCAACTGCTTAGAACGTTTGAATAAATCGCTAGTTTTCATATTAAACATTTTACACACTCCTACCACTCGACATTATTCGATGTCATTTGTGGTTTGTTTATTGCTTTCTTTGATACCTTGTCTATAAGTATTGCGTCAGCCTGTGAACCTATACCAATAGCAGAAATATTGAAAGGCGAATCAATACTAAAAGACACACCCAAACCGCGCTGTTCCTTTGGCTGGTAACGTAAATAAATTGTATGTGTTAAATTATCCCAGTCTGAACGTTTAATTTTAAATACTGTTTTTTCTGTCTTTCTTCCTTCGTTTGAAATAGTCGAAGCTGATATAATCAATTCGCCTTCTTCATGATCTATATTGAATATGCGTAAATAAAGGCAGTCGTTTATTGTTACAGTCTGATTATTTATTCCGTAGAAACAAGTATCAAGTTTAATATTCTGTTTTGTATATTCGTCATCAACTTCTTTGTAATACTTGATATATTTATAATTTCCGTTGTTGTCAGAAAGAATAATTCCTTTATTGATAATAAAAATACTTTCTGTATCTGGATAATCTAAAGCATAAGCACCAAACAGAGAAGAAAACAAAACACCTATGTCAGTTAATAATATCATTGACTGTGTCTGCGCATTATAAACGTAAGCCTTAATAACTGATACTTTATCAATCATCTGGCGAACCTGCAGGACGTTAGAACCTATGAAAGAATAAAGTGTCCTGTTTACCTTACTGAAAAATAATGCTTCGTATGGAGTACAACCGCAATATTGCAAACCTTCAACAGAACAAACCGCCTGAACATTAGAAACAACTCCTTCGCTATAATAAAGTGAATAAATCCAGTTACCCATAATTCCAAAGTATTGCCCTTGAATGATAAATAATTCACTCATGTTTTCTATACCAGAACCAAGAAAATAAGACATCAAGATATTATTATTGTTTCCGATTGCAAGCGGATAGGAATTAAGCTGCGAAGTAATAACCGCAATATTTCCAAAGATTGATTTAATCTTAGAAAATAGATTTACGTTATATTCAACGTTTCCGCTTGTGTCCTGTGGGTAAGTTAAATCAATAAGTTTATCACTATACTTTGCTTTATAGTTTCCGTTATTATCTTTGAAAATTGAATACTGATACTTTACAGAAACTGCATCTGCATTTTCTGTAGAACCGTCAAAATTAGCATAAATGTTTACAATGTCCGAAACATTAGGCGTAAATGGCGGAACACCAATATTAAAACGTTTGTAACTATCTAAGTCCATTACATAAATAGAAATAGGATTTAATATAATCGAACTATTATTTTCCTGTTCATACTCATTTACCGCACCTGCTACATAACAGTTATTTTTAATGTCCTTTAAATCATAAAAATCAGTAGTAACATAATTCATTCCTTTTTCGTCATTTAATGAATTATAAGGCACTGCAAAATGTAAAACTTTCTGTCGTTTAATGTCATAAGAGTTTTTCATGCTATCGACATTAATAACAATCTGTTTGTCAAATATTCTTATTTCCGGATTTTCAACAAGTCTGATCTCGTACCAGTCATTACCACATTTATACGTTATTCTTTCGTCATACTGTTCGTTTATCCTGTTTGCATTATTTATGTAATAGGAAACTGTTGAAGCGTCTATTGCGTTCCATTCAGTAAGTAAAACATTTTTGCCGCATATTGCAGATAACTGATTATTATTCATCGCAAGGTAAAAATTATTTCCAAGTTTTACAAAATCACCTAATACGTGTTTAGCTTTGCTGAAAGTTCCGACACTGATTATACTACTTTCTTTGTCTGTAAACTGAAAACCAGTACAAGAAGGAATGCTGTAAAAATCACCCGGTTTAAAGTGAATACACATAGATTTATAATCAGTAGAATTCTGTTCTTCCGTTACAACCGCCTGATAATCATAACAGTTTATCAAAGATGTAATTGTACCTAAGTCCAGATTATCTAATTGTCTTAAACCAAAATTATCCGCTAAGACTGTTTTCATTGTAGGATAATACGAAGGGAAAGAACTTCTAAACAATAATTGTGTTCCGTCCAGAGTATAAGGAACAGCCATTTTTATTAATACATTAAAAGCTGTACTTGAACTAACTTGTGAAATAGGGATTTTTGATAATGTAGCAGTGTTATACGGATAATTTGAAATTATATAACTCGACAAATTTGAATCCGCAAGTTTTACACCGGTAACTTCCATATCGTTAGAAACAGAAGTTATTACACTGTTCTGTGGGGTTACTCTTGTAATATTTCCCTGCGTCCATTGAACGCTAAAAAAGTTTACTGATTTAAAATGATCCCCACTTGTTGCAGAATAGAAAACAGATAAATGATTATTTACATCATCATAACAAATATTTATAGGTTCGTTTTCAATTACATTTGAATTTCCGAAAGGTAATTCAAAATTTTTCATAAAGTAATCTTTTGTACTTTCATTAACAATTAAGAACTGAATAATATTATCCCAAACGCAGGCGAAAACAAAATAACAAACGCCGCCCCTGTTTACGCAGATACTTGTCATGTTATTCTTAATAATTGCTTCTGCTACGTTTTCGGAAGGTTCTTCCGTTGCAAGTATTACAACTCTTTTTGCGTGTCCTGCATCGTTAAAAGTTCCTGTTCTTTTGCAAAATTTAAATACTCGATAATTCCCAAAAGATAAAACGCTTTCGTCTATGTAGTAGTCATTAGATAAAACTTTTTTGACTTTTGCATCTTTGTCAAATTCAAGTTTGTTATTCTGGAAAAATACCTGATTACCATATTCAAGAACTACATTACCATTCTTTTTCAAGTCTGTTTTAGACGCAATATATACATTTTCTTCTTCGTCAATAAAAGTGTTGCTGTCATTTGAATCTTCAAGATTTACGTCTTTTGTGAAAATATTAGATAAACAGCCGCCGACAAAAGGCGCATTATTTTTATTAAATCCTGCGTATGGTTTTATTTCTGCATCAAACTTGTTTAAATTTAATTCTGAATTCTGTAATTGAACCGAATATATATTACTTTTAGGGTTAGCCATTTAAACACCTCTTTGTTTATTAGTAATGGCTAATCGGTGGTTTTGGTGTATTCAAGTGTTGCATATTTTAAAGTTCCAGTAACGTGAAACGAATGAATCATTACATCATCAGATGCGTTAGTAGCAAACATACCTGGAACTGAACTTCTAATAAGTTTTGTTGGATAAGAAGAATCGTTAACAAAATTAGAACAACTAATTGAAGTATCAACATTCGGTATTTTTACATTTGTATTATACCACTGTCCTGCACTACCTAAAGATATATTCACTGATATAGTTTTGCTATAAATCGGTTTACCGTCTATCCATTTTTTATTTGTCTTTACTTCTGTTGTTGAATAGGTATCATCTGCTTCAACCTTTTCTTCTAACTCTTGGATTTTGGCATCATAATCTTTACCGATAATGTTAGTTATATTTGTTTCGGTAATTCCTGCATTGTTCAGAAGTTTACGAATTGCAATCAGAGATGTATTTATTTCGTTTACGTCTAAGTTCTTAATTAAAGGAATCATTCTATAACCTCAATATCACCATTAATTAAATCGTGTACTTCCTGCTTATGATATGTTTTAAGCAAAAGTTTTGTTCCGTCTGCAAGTCTAACTTCTATTCGTAAATCCGGATTTTCGTTTACTTTCTGTATCAACTGTTCCAAAAGGTGAAAGTCTGTCCTTGTTCGTATCAGCTTTTTTTTCTGCTTTTCTTCCGCTTTGAGCATTTTGTAATATGCTCTTGTTTCCGCCCATATTCCCATAATTATAATACTCCTTTCATAGTTCCGGCCTTCATTCCTTTTTCATAACTCTTGCGCATTTTCTTGTAGTAGTTGCGAATGTTCTTGTTTGCAATCTTGTTGTTTTGTGGGTTATGGTTTCCATGAAGCTGATAATTAACGCTATATTGATCGTGTATATTTTTCATAAAATATTCGCCTTTACTTGGCGCTTCCATAAGTTCCTCAACCTTTTCCTTTGGAACTCTTGGATACCAGTAACGTTTATTTGAACCTTGAAACGTAACATATAATTCTTTTGTCTGTGGATCATATTTAATCTTTTTAATTGCTGTACTTGGTATATCCTGCGTTATTAAGGCTTCCTGTTGTGCCTGTTTTGTTGCAAGTGCTTCCTGTCCCTTTGTCAGCTTCTTCCTTCCCAAATCTGCAGCAGCCTTATTTATATGTTCTGCAATTTTCTTTTGTCGCTGTTCGTCAATTTCACCCTGTCTGAAAAAGCCTGTAGGTGATAATGTATCTTTTTCTTCCTGCGTCTGTGGCTTAAACTTTTCCAACCACTTGCCCGCAGTTCCAGGAAGATATGTATATCTTTCAGACTTTGGAGAATTAATCGTAATAGTTTTGTCATTATTCAAAGCTGTTTTAATTTCGTCTTGCTGTAGAATGTTCTGCGGGGAAGTTCCGTTAAACTTTGTTTTTAATTTGTCAAAAATACCACTTAAAATGTTAGCCATAATTATACCGCCTTTTGCTGTTCTTCCTCTGTCTTTTCAGTCAAAGGATATATTTTCCCGCATCTTAAAGTTCTTGAATAATAGCCGTCTTCGCGCAAAGGAAGTATTTCTTTTTTGCCTTCCTCAACCTCAATATATGGGCATACAAGTGCGTTAAACTCACTCTGTACAAAAGCTGCGCACTCAATAGGAAACATCTCAACTTCAAAGGCCTTGCAGATTTTCTGTATATATTCTGTATCTTCAAAACCAAAATCAAAGCCATGTTTTGAATAATATTTCCACTTCTTACGGATATTTAATAAATCCGGTTTATCGTTATTCAGAATGTAGGACGTTACAATAATAGAACCTGGTAAACTTGTGTACATTTCCAAAGGAAACAGAAAACTGTTTACTGCTACATTCTTTTTTAATTTTCTCAAACCCATATATACAACCTCTTGATTTATTAGTAAAAAAAAATCCCTTTGCTTTGGAGAGGAAAAGCAAAGGGAAAAACTATGGAGAAAGTATTACAAAAGCAACTATGCTTTATTTATTAGTTTACTACGAATATTTTTCATTCGTTCTCTTGCAGCTTGTTTTTGTTCGTCTGTCATATTCCTTGATCTTGGAAGTTTGAAAGACAAGTATTTTGCAGGAACCAAAGCAAGCATAAAACCGCCATTGTTTATACTTGGTTCTGCATCAATAATCACTTCTTCACTTTTAGATGCAATACGCCTTATTTTTGACATAAGGGTTTTGTCTGCTGTTGTGATTTCCATTTTCTCATCATTCTTGAAATAATGAATACCGGTTGCGCCTTCTTCAACTTTACTAGATAAACATTGTTTTGTGTCTGCTACCATTCTTTATACCTCTAAAGTATTAGTAAAAATGGCTTTATTTAAAAAAATGCTCTGTTTATTAATCTAGTATAAAAAGGTACTCCGCTTAAATTGACAAATTACTCAACCGATAAAAAGAAAGTGTTAAAACTAGATAATTTAACTAGTAGAACGTTAGAATTCACCTGTCTGTTTATTCTTGCTTTCTCCGCCTGCATCAAGGCCGCAGTCAAAGAAGAATTGACGCGCTGCATACAATAAAGCCATTGTTATATCCGGGTGAAATACGTCATCAATTTCGCTTGTAATATTGTCTAAGTCATCACGCTTGTATAACGTCTGTTCAAACTCGTTTGCTATTTCACCGTCTTTAATATTCATTATCCGCCCGGTTCTGCAATACTCCGCAAGGGTTTCTATTGCTAAGGCGCGGTCATACTTATATGCACAATAAGCGGGTAGGCCGTATGTCTGGCTAAGTTCGTATGTTATAGACTTCTCGTTTGTATCTGTGAAAATAGCGCAGTTAGACAAGTCCGAGCCATTGTTACGTTCAAGTAAAAACTTTTTACCGAACTCAAAGCCTTCACGCACTGCATCTATAATCATTGTAACCGTTGCTTTGTTAAACTTACGTTCAAAAATGATGTAAGCCTTTTTATTGTTTACATCTGCAGCAAGTGTAACAATTCCGTTATAGTCCGCATAACCAAAATCCACACCGATATAGATATGACTAGGGATAAAATCAAGAGGAACATTCCCGCTATAAGTTTTATAATCTTTGAAAACCTGTGCTTCTGTATCATAGGCAATTTCCCCCATGTACTCACGCCTTATAAATGCGCTGTCTGGTGTAACTCCCTTTTCTTCGCAAACCCTTTGTATTTCTGCTTCGGGATTTTTAATATATGGATTTTTTGACATATCCCATGAATAACAAGTCCATGCAGGGTTATTTCTTGCTGCTTCAAAGTAAGTGCCTTTTCTTCTTGGTGGTGTTCCAGTCAGATATAAAACGCTGTCTTCATAATCTAAAAGCATAGGTGAAATAATAGTGTCGATAAGATAAGACATATTGCACTGGCTCTGCGCTTCGTCAATGATAACTAAGCGATAACCAAAACCTTGAAGTTTTTCAGCTTGCGCCCTGTCTTTATTACCTTTGAAGAAAACAACAGAACCGTTTGCAAAATGAATTATTCCGCTGTTCTTGTTATCGTCTTCAATCATTATTTCGCAGCGTTTTGCTTCTTCGATTACTTTGTCATACATCTGTTCTATAGCGTTATCGAAAGTAAGGTTAATGTATAACACCCTTGAATTAGGCATTGCAGCAACTTTTAATATTTCGTCTACGTTGCCCTCTGTTTTTCCTGCTCGTCTGGAACACATAGAAAGTTTGCGTCTTGATATAAAATCATTAAAGACTTGTTTCTGTTCTCTGAATAAACGTTTTTGAAGTCTGAATTGTGTAAAATCAATATCTTTGTTCAAGTGCTTTTCTGTCTGTTCATCAAGCATTGAAATAATATCCTGTTGTAGTAACTGTTCAGCCCACAATCTGCCAATAGGTGAGTTAGGATCGCGTAAACCTTCTTTGCATAACTTTTGTATATACTCTTGATAAAAAGGTTTTTTATTTCCTTCACTGTCAATAATAGCCTTGCGAAGTTCGTTGTATATTTCGCCCTTAATGAGTTTATGAACCTTTTGTGTCTTCTGCTTTTTAGCCTGTGTTTCTGGTGTACCCATTTTTGCACCGGCTTTTCTAGCAGTTTCTGTGTTAAATTCTGTTGATGAGTTCGGCATAATTTATTAGTTGTAAAACCGTTACAAAAACCGTTAAAAAAAAAGGCTGTAAACACTGTTTTTTGAGTGCCTACAGCCTAAACTTACTGTCATAGTACCAACAACACATCTTACAGGAATTGCTATCATCCCATTGTCCGTCACTGTCAAAGTGTCCTGTGTCATAACCACCTTTTGCCTTGTAAACCTTACACATCTTACAAGGGTCTATTACTAAAGGAATATCGTTTATATATCCTTCATAATTTTTATAAAGTTCTTTAAGTTCTTTAATCTCCTCCTGATAAGTTCTCTGTGAATAATTATAAGCATCACAAGCAGATTCAAGTCTGTCGATTTTTAATTTCAGTTCTTTAATCTGCTTGTCTTTTTCGGTGAGTTGTTCCTCAATTCTTTTATTAAGTCTTAAAACCTCACCTCTTGCAAAGTCCAATCTTTTCTGTAGTTCCTTTGTTGCTTCTCCTGCAAACTTCACCATAAGCCTTACAGTTTCTTTGTGTGTATAATCTGCTTGTCTTACTCCACAAAAGAAGTTGATAATCATTTCTTCTGCTTTCTGTTCAAGTTCTTCTGTCATAGTTTTACTCCTGCTTTAATTTTTGAAACATATTATCAAGTTCTGCTATTGTTTTATTGTGATAGTTTATTGTGTTTTCGTGTCGCTCTAAGGCATTACTCCAATTATTTTCAAGCATACGAATAACTTCGATAAGTTCTTCCTTTTTCAAGTTCTTGTAATAACTATCTTTTTGTACAGTCCAGCCTGCCTTTTTAAGTGTTCTCTCAATTTCTTGTTTTCTCAATCCTTCTGTTAGTTCTTCTTTCATAGTTTTACTCCTTACATTTTTATCTTGCTCTCTATATCTAAAATATAACTTCGATATTTTGCTTGTACTATTTTATTATCCCAATATTTTGAATAGTTTATATTTCGTTCTTCGCACCATTCTTTAAGCGATAGAACTTTATAGCCTATTCTTTCACTCAAAAACTCACGATGTTTTTCTTCGTCTTTTGTATCACAATATGCACAAAAACCACTAATTAAAGAAAATAACAAAAATAAACTTAATAAAACTATTACTACTTCCATTTTTACTCCTTCAAGAAGGCTTTTGCTTTTTTCACAATTTCAAAATAAGATGACTTATCAGAACCATTCATTTCCCAATACATATTATCGTTTTCTTCTTTTAAGAGAGCAGAAAGTATTTCCTTTGCTTCGGTGAGTTGTGGATTTTTATAACCTTCCCACTTACTGTAATTTTTACAACTTCCGTCATTAGGGCAAGTTCTATTATAATTTCTACAGTTCTGACAACCAACTTCTTATATTGAGTTTTTCTTTCAGTTCTGCATTTTCTTTCTCCAATTCCTTAATTGTCGGATAGTTGAATTGATAGTCTGCAAGATCTTTTTCGGTCTGCTCTAACTTACGTTCAAGTTCTGCATTTTCCTTACAGATAATTTCAAATCCATGTTGCAGTATCGGGTCTTTAAGTGCAAGGCTTATTCTGTTTTTCATTTCGTCTTTCAGTTCTTCTTTTCTCTCATTTTTCATTTTTCTTTTATCTCCCATTTTTCGTGATTTTTACACCTATTTGGATAAGTAAGTTCACACACATAAATCGGGTATAAACCACTTTTATCAAGTCTGAAATGAGAACAATTTCCGCAACACTTCATTTTTTCAATCTGTGCTTCAAGGTCTGCAATTCTATCGGCAAACCATTCGATGCAATCCATAGGACTTGAACTGTGGCAACTTTCCATAGCCTGTTGAAATATCTTTGCTCTTTCTGTGCATTTTTGTTTCAGTTCTTCTTTAGTCATATTTACCCCCGCATTTTTTCTGCAACCGCGCTAACCTGTACTGCTTCCAGTGCCAGGAACACCGCAGTTCCGCTTATTATGTTTAATAAAGAATCAATGTCTTTATCATTATTCTTTATTTTCTGCCATAACTGATTTAGATCGCTTAAAATGTTATTCATTTCATTTTCAGCTTCTTCAACTTCTTCTTTCAGAACTGCGTATCCCTCATGCTGTGAATTGTAGTTTCTGCCATAGGTTTCTATAGCGTTCTGTAATTCTGCCTTAACCGCTTTACCGATTAAACATTGTGCATCTACGCTAAACATATTCTTCTGTTCCCCCTTCTGCTTTATCACTCATTTCTTCAAGGTTTGATATATAATCAAAATCCGTTGTTCTTTCATTAAGCTGTAAATTGCCGTCAAGAAAGACTTCTTTCATTTTCCAGAATGCAACATTTTCTAACTTTTTGGCGCGGAAGTATGGGAACTTCTCATAGTAGTTTAATACTCTGATTGCAGCTTCAAATACTTTTCCGTCAAAGTCTGGAACGTTGCAGCCAACACAAATATTTTTCTTGGCAAGTGAAGAAACAACATTTTCGATTGTTTCAAACATCTGCCATAAAATATTTTTGTCTATACGATGTTCTTTGTTGTATGTAATCAACAAATCATTTTGAAGTTTATAAAAGTTATAGTTTCTGTCTTTTTTGTATGCAGATAAATCTAGCGGCGGATAATTAGCTATATAGCATTCTGAAAAGTCAAATTCCGGTTGTCCTTCAATCTCCCACGCCTGCATACTTTTATAAACTCCGATTAAAATAATTCCTGTTGTTTCATGCGCAGATAACCTAATTTTGTTTTTTCGTCTGCGCTGTATAATTCATCAATGCTTTCTTCGATGTCGATAAAAGCCTGTTCCCACTGTTTAACTTCTTCGTCAGACATTTTTATACCTGGTTTTAATTTAAGCACTTTGTTTTCTCCTGTAGTCATCACCTTCAACAAGAATGACTTGTGTATTTTCTTTTAGTCTTGAAATAAGATCAGCAGTAAGCCACATTTCAATACAGTTTTTACAGTTTCTTTTTTTACACGCTTCTTTGTCATTTTCATAAAAAATACAATCGCGTTTTCTTATAAGGTTTGATAAAATCATTGTAGGAAGTCCATCTGAATGTCGGGCATCAACTATTGCAGAAAGAAAGTTTTCTTCTGCTTCACTTCCTTTTGTTCTTCCGAACTCGTCAATAACTAAAAGCGGATATTTTGAAAACTTATGAAGAAGTTCAATTTCGCTATTCTGTCCGGAAAAACAAGAACGATAAAAAGCAAACATTTCGTATGCCGTTATTAATTTTCCGTTCATGGTTTTTACAAGTGAACTTGCAAGGTGAGTTTTTCCTACACCATTTCCACCTAAGAGAATTAATTTTTTTATGTAACCGTCTTTTAATGCTCTGCAGGCTTTCAAGGCTTCTTTCTGTGAATCCGTAAAAGGTTTGTAATTATCAAGTGTTGCCTTTTCGTAGTCTTTTTTTACACCGATACTTTCTAACCATTCAGCTTTTCTTTTTTCTTCCTGTTGCTTTTCTATTGCCTTTTCCTTGCGGTCTTCTTTCTCGATACATTCATTGCAATAGCGTTGCAGAATAATTCCGAATTGAGTAACGCACGCAGCCTGTTGAAATTCTTTTCCGCAACCTGCACAATGGTTTTTCTGTATATCAATTCTTATATCCTCTTTTCTCATAACATATCCCCCGCAGCTTTATTGTGTGTTCCGTTTGTGTTCGCTGTGTCCTTTTCGTTTCTCTCCCACATACGAACGCATGATTTCCAATCTTTTATAGGTGTTTTATTTTTGCCATAAACCCAGCCATTACGCGTGTAATAGTCAAAGAATGCGCATGGATCAATTTTGCTTTTATGTTCTTCGCAGTATGCTTTTATTTCTTCCAGAGTAGGTTTTACAAACTTTTCGTTAGAAGTAGTTGTATTTCCTGCCCCGCCTTTCTTTCCGTTTTTAATATTTGTTACGCTTGCATCAATGGATTTTTTTACAGAAGTAAAAAAGAACTTTTCAATTTCTGTTTCTGCTATTTCTTCGCCATAAATACCATAGTTACAGATAATACGCATGAAGCGCCCGAATTGTGCGTCATCGCCTTTTGTAAACTCGTCTATTGCCTGTAAATAATTGCCCCACATTTTGAAGCCGTCATTTAATTGTTTTTTCAATTTCTCCACCTGCTAAAAAAATGTTTTTTGATCTGTTTCTCGCAACCTAATAGAAGCTGGTCGGTTTGTTCGTTCGGTGAGTAACCGCCACAAAAAACTAAAAGGCTTATCTAAGCAGCTTTATAGCGTTATTTACTCCTCATAACGCTATAAAGGACTTATCCCAATTTAATTAAAAGATGTCCGGAACATCTTCGGGGAATGCGTCTGCATTGTTATTGTCTGTATGTGTTGATACAGGCTTTTTATCTGCAGCAGGCTTTTTTACTTTAAGTTTGTACGGAACTAATTCCGAATATTCAGGCTTTTTCTTTTGTGGCCTTACTGTTACATCTCCCACTTTTCCAACCCAATGAGCAGGCACGAAGTCCCCTTCTGGAATAGCAAAAGAAGTGAAAAACTGTGTCATAGTTCTGTTCCACATTTCAAGCGCGTCTTCCAGAGTATAAGAACCAAAGCCTTTTTTTGGACTATCATTTAACAAGAAAATATGCGGGTTTGCTTTTGGGTGTCCTTCAATTTCAACTTCTACCTGCATATAATCGCCATAACTACCGTTTTTTAATTCTGCCTTGATAATCTTTGCGCGATAGTTTCCGTCTTCCAACTGTTCAAAAGTATCCATGTGTTTAAATCCTTCACCGAATGCCATAATTATTTATCTCCTTTTTCTTTGGTTTCTTTTTTCTCTGCAACAGGTGCTTTTGTAGGAAGTTTGAAATATTCGCGCATTCTTACATCTGCAGCTTTTAAGTCATTGTCAATTCTGTCCTGCTCAAACATTCCAAGCGGTGTTTTTACAGTGTCATAGCCGTTATTATGGGTGCAGAAGTAGTATTTACCGTCTTCAACAACAGTCTTAAATACAACAGTACAGTAACCTTCACAAACGACAGTGTTGTCTAACATCTTTCCAACTGTCTTAAAATGTTCGCGTCCGTCATCGCCTTTTTCTGTGTGTCCCATGAAGTAGACAATTTTCCAGTCCGGAAGTTCATTAATACAAAAATTAAGAAGTTCCCAGAAAGACTTTGCCATTGCGGTGTATTTGTCATATCCGCGTTCATCTGCCTTGCTCATGTACTCATTTACGAGTAAGTAAGTACAATCATCAATTACGATTGAGGGACTATCTGTTTTAAGCAGAAGGTCTTTAATAGTGTCATAGTTGCCAACGTTAGCAACAGCCAAGTTACAAGGGAAAGGCATCGGTTTTTTTGAAACATTAATTACCGAACATTCACCCTGTTTGAAGTTGCGCAAGCTGGTACTTTTTCCTGTTCCAGATTGCCCGATTACCATAACAATACTTGCCATAGTGTTTTTCTCCTTTTTCTTTGAAGTTTTGTTTTTTATGTACAGTTTTTTTGTTTCCAAAATTACGCCCTGTTGTCCATGCAGGGCGGACAGTCTTTCCTGTCTGTCGGTTGAATAAATGAAGTAAAACTCATAGAGTGCGGGTCTTTCCCCGCCGTCAAAATACCAGTCCATACGGACAAGGTTTTAATGTGTGTCTAGTTCCACACCGCCAATAATAATTTATGCGGTCTTTCCCTGCTGTCTTTATTACCAGCTCATACGAGCAAGGTTTTCTTGTAATACGAACAGAATGAAGCGCATGGGCAATAGTCAGCGCATTTCTTGTCTGTTCCTGGTCTTTCTTCGATTGAAAGTTTGTCTTTGTCTTTTTCCGTTTCATCAATGAAGGTCTGTGCTTCTTCGTTTGTGTTGCAAAGTTTCAAGGCGGTCTTGCGGCCCTCTTTCATAACTGCAAACTTTGAAGCAGTTGCCCAGCGTTCAGAAGGTAAGCATTCTTTTATTTCGTCATCTGTAAATTTTGTCTGTTCTGCGACATCTAAAACTTTTGCTTTTATGTATGTTTCAACGCTTTCAAGTTCTGCGTCATTTACGTCATATTCAAAGATATAAACAGGTTCTTGCGGATAGTCAGAATTTCTTTTTGCTTCTGTTTTTGAATGATCTTTAAGTAAGGCAATAAAACGAATGTGGCGGACATTCAAACCGTTCTGTTTCAAAAGCCATGAATAAATTAACCCCTGCTTTCTCCAGTCATCAAAATCCCGGTAGATGATTTTCCAGACGCTTGCGGTTTTCCAGTCTTCGATAGTTTCGTTTGCCATGTCATAGCGGTCTACTTTTCCGGTAACTTTCCAGTCATAAACAGGCACTTCAAACTTTTCTTCTTTGAAGGCATCGTCATGCTGATTTTCTAAAACTAAATGAACAGCAGTTCCGAATACCGCCCATACTTCTTCACTTGCGTCAATTTCGATTTCGTCAAAATGTCTGTCAGTAAGAATAATTTCTTTTGTGCCTTTCAAAAGTGTAGTAGCTGAAAGTGTGTTAGGCTCATTGTGTCTTGCTGTAGAAATACAGTTTACAAAAGCCTGCGGCAGATTTTTTTTGTTTGTGATAATCATTTTTGAACCTCGCATAGTTTTTGGTTTTCTGCCATGTCCTTTAATTTCTGTGAAACAGAGTTCCAGAAGTTTTTACTCCATTCCGTTTCACATCTGATTGCGTTCATAGCAGCAATTTCACTTTTTTCAATAAGTTTTTCGTAACTTCCCATTTCTGTTTTCTCCCAAGTTAAAAAAAACAACCCGCTTACTGGTACGAGCAGCAAGCGGGTTTGTATAATTTAGCGTTTCCGCATAAATCCCAATTCAGTATAAACGGCTCGTACCTTGTTTATACCTACATCTTAAAATATGTTTTTCAGAATGTCAAGCACAAAATTAAAAATGTAGGTATTTTTTTTAAAGTTTTTTTTCGTTCATTCCGATAAGGTTTTTGAAAAACAGAGAGAGAAAGCGCCTATGAATGAGTACGAGCAAAAACAGAAGCGCAAAGAAATATATATTCCTCTATGCTGTCAGGGTAAAATAACGAACCTTGAAGCTGCTACACAAATCGGGATAGCAATACAGAATGTTTTAAAATTAAAGAAAAGATACAGGGAAAAAGGAAAGGCCGCTTTTATCCGCGCCAATAAGGGACACCCGCCTTATCATAAAAAATACAGTTCCTTATTTATTAAACAGATAATTAAGCTGCATGAAACATATTACCAGGACACGCCGTATAAAGCATTCTGGCGTTGTTTAAGAGATATTGAAAATATAACCATTCCGTATAATTCATTAAGATACATTCTGAAAAAACACAATATACAGTCAGTAAAGCAATACAAGAAAAAAGAAAAACCGAAACATGAAAGTCGGAAGGAACGCGCCTGTAGTGGTGAGTTAGTACAGTTAGACGCAAGTAAACATGACTGGTTTATGAACGGAACATATACGAATCTTCATGGCGCGATTGATGATGCAAGGCATATTGTAACAGGGTTATATTTTTGTGATAACGAATGCAGGTTAGGATATAGCGAAGTTTTAAGGCAGACGTTTAAAAATTACGGGATCATGCAGAATGTTTACATAGACAGACATTCAAGTTTTGTAACAACTCCACAACATAAGATTTTAGAAGAACGCCTTGAATATGAAAAGAACAGCGACACGCATTTTAACAATGTTTGCAAACAGTTAAATATAAATGTCATTCTTGCTTTATCCGCAGAAGGAAAGGGACGTATCGAAAGATTGTGGGGAACGCTGCAGGATAATTTACCGTACATTTTCAGAAGGTTAGGAATAAATAACAATCAGGACGCAAATAATTTTTTAATATCTTTTCTTCCGCGTTTCAATTCTGAATTCTCCGTTTGTTCCAGAAGTCAGTTTTCTAAATGGCGCAGTATTCCGAAAACCATAAACCTTGATTATCTGTTATCTATCCGCATAAGAAGAAGAACGGATCAATGGGGAATGTTTTTATTTCACGATAACTATTTTGAATTATGCGCCCCTCGTAAATCCTGCGTAACATTTATTTTGTGTTTATCTGAACAGTTCGGTTTAAAGGGATACATGAACGGCAGATTTTACGACATTAAATTATATGATGATTTATCAGACACAATTTATCATTCAATGCCGGACGTTGAGAAGGATTTAATATCAAGATATTTATTAAATAATCTGCATGAAAAAATTGTATAAATAAATTGTTGTAAAAAGCTGTGTAGTAGGAATGTGTATATTATATATATATTATTATTATATATATTATATTTCTATTTCTTATTCTTATTTGTATTTCTATTTCTATTTCTTATTCTATTTCTATTTGCTTAAAAGGGGGGTTAAAAGGGGGGTTTTAAAGGTTTTAACACCATTTAATAATTGTACAAATCTCTATAAATTGAGTTGTAAAGAAATACTTAACAACTGATTTTTAAGGTTTTTATCATGGTCTAAACTATGGAAATTAAAGGAAATTAGCGGAAATTCTCCCTAATTTTTTGGGTAAAAGATAGGCTTTCCTTTTTATGATTTACTAATAATTTACAAGATAATCATATTTCCTTCTTTGGCTTGTGTTCCCTTCTCTCATCGACACAAGCCATTTTTTTATTTATTTAATCTTGTGTTATACGCTTCATATTTTGCTTCCGCTTCATCTACCTGCAACTTATATTCAACTATCAGCTTATAATACCAGTAAGGCATTAAAACATTTTCAATAGTTGTTTCATTGTCTGTTACTCTTTTGTTATTTTCATCAAGCGGAATTACATTATTTCTTGGTGCGGGATATGTAGGAAAATAGATTTCCGGAAGAACATAAATTGTTTTTACTTCTGGCGCGGTCTTATTGCTTTGACAGGCACTCATTAATAGCATTGAAAGAATCAAGGTTAGCAGGACTATTTTTGATTTCTTCAAGTTTCTTTGCATTTTCTTTTCTCACCTCATTAACTATCTTTTCAGCTTCTGTTACTGCATACAGATTGTTTTTTATTTCACTGTTTTCTTTTTCACGCCTTTTGTTTTCGTCTTTTTCTTTCTTGAATAAAACAAAGAATAAGGCAGAAAGCGCCGCACCAATTCCCGCAAGAACTGCAAGTATTTTTTTAAGCATCTTCTTTTTTTACTCCTATCTTTTTTAAGAACGCTTCATATAAAAATGAACTTGCACCAAGTATCACAAAAAAATAAAAAGGACATTCGCGCCATTCAATATGTTTTGCAAGCGCAAGTGTAACAACAGTTACCGCACACCATAAAGCAGATAACCATATTTTTTTATGGTCAAATATTTTAATCTGTTTTCCTTTCTTTTCTTCAAAATAGTTTTCAATGCTTTTTGTCAGAAATAAAGAACCATAAACAAGCATGATAACTGCAATTACTCCAACAATTACAGGAACCGGGACGAACTCTTTTATTGTTTCTAAAATACTCATAAAATCCATTTTTAGAATTCTCCTTTAATTTTAATTATTCTGCATTCTGTAGGTTTTCCTTCTTCAACGCTTTTTGAATATCGCAGGGAATTAAAAACAATTTTTCCGTTCTCAACTCCTACCCAGTGGCCGATTTTACCACGCATAAAACGTACAATAGTTTTTTCCTTGATGTCCTTTATTGTGGTAATAGGTTTCTTTTCTAAAGATACCATTTCACGCCCTGTTAATACTCTGATACTTTCAGCCCAGTAAACGGTGCAATCTTGATCCAGTGCGTGTTTATTAATCAAGTCTGAAACTGTCATAATTGCTCGTATGTCGCTTGGATCAATTCCTAACCACCACATAAGAGTAAATATGCAGCAGGCGTTTTCTTTAATTGATTTTAATTTCGGTGTAGGAAAGTGCTTATACAATTCTTCTGCGAACGTTTGCGGGTGTTCCATAAATTAATCGTCCTTTTTTGCTTTTATTTTTCCTTCAAGAAGAAGGTCGAGTTTAGTGTCAATTCTTGTGAGCTTGTCAGAAAGGCTATCAACTTTTTTTACTGCTTCAATCTGGTCTTTGTCGTGTTCTTCCAAAATTGTTACTCTTTTAGATAAATGAAAAAAATACGCTACCGCTGAAACAAAACCTGCTGTGCAAAAATATGTCAAAATCTGTTGTACTACTTCTAAAATATTCATTTATAAATCACCTCATAATTTATTAGTAAGTTTTAACAAGGTATACATTTCTATTCAGTTCTTTGCTTAATGACTTTGAATAAATAACGTTAGTTCCTTCGGGGGAATATTTCAGAACCATATATAATATTTTGTAGGTATGTTTTCCGACACCTTCAACGCGTATAAACTGTATTTTGTTTTCTTCGCAGAAGGCGCGGAAGTCGCAGAACGTTTTTAATAAGCTGCTTTCAGGCTTTGCAATACGAATACAGATGACATTATTTATATCGTTTCTTTTTTGGATAAGAAAGGCCACACCGTCAATTAATAAAACAATATCGCCTTTTATGGCTTTCTCGTCTGTGTCAGAATCTTTTTTTAAGCTGTTCCACCATGCTATAGATTTAATCTTCATTGAACTCCACCATTAAATCTAAAATCTGTCTTAATCGGTCAATTATAAAAGGGTCTTTTTTGTAGTATGGATATAAAAAATGTATGCAGTCATGGGAATTAGTATTTAATGGTCTAAATCGTTCTTCTTTTAATATAGTGTAATGTTCTTCACGCATATCTAAATGATGACAATTCCATAGTTTGCGTAAAGGTTTTAAGGTGAGCATATCTTTATTGCCGTAAAAATCTAAAATGATATATCTCCACCTTTTCCACTTCAAAGACTTTAAGAACTCTGCTTTAATACTTTTCTGTTTCTGATTTTTTACTCTCATTACCAGTCACCTTTTTTAATTGTGTATTCACAAGTTGCGGCGTAATCTTCGTAATTAAACTTAATTATTGCAGAAAGTATTAACTCTCCCTTATACCAATAATTTAATTGTGTAGTATTTATTTCTAAGTCTTGAAGTGGTACATTCTGCATAATGACATTACCCTGTAAATCATCAAGGGTCAGTCCGCGTTTCCTCATGTACTCTAAAATTATTCTGTCAGCTTCTTTTGTTGTATTCTGACTAATTTCTCTAAGTGCGTTTTCTAATTTTTCTCTCATAAATTATTAGTTAGAGCATCTGAGAGAAGATAGCCATTAAGACTTGTTTTACAATAGCGTTTCCGGCTTGTTTATAAAGTTGTGAATTAGAGTTTACCTGAGCAGCCTTTTCAAAATCTTCGTCAGTATAACCCATTAAACGCCAGCACTCTTTTGGAGTAAGTTTTCTAATTCTATACTCAGTTTCTACATAGTTTATATTTTCACTGTTAGAAGCTGTGAGTGTTGGTGTAACGTCTCCGCCTTCCTGAACTCTACCACGCCGCGTGGTAGAGTCTGGATAACTAGCATCATAACATCCGCCTACTTTACATTTTATTGATCCTTCTTTTGTTGCCTGTTTAATTTCAATCATATCTTTTACCACATAGTTATAAGAGCCATTAGGGATAGTCGCTTGTTGAGCGAGTGCAATATCTCCCATGTAAACGCGGTCTTGTTGATGATATTGCCCCCCCCATTTACCTTGAGAAAGTCCACCGACACAACGAGCAATAACTTTCGGCTGAATATTACCACCGGCACAAGTAGGAATAGTAGGACAAAGATTGTCTGAGTCATAAACTCTGTTAGCACTCTCGAAAGTGTTGTCGATAGTATTATCCATTTGTCCGAGTACCACCACTTGACAATCTGAATAATTCCAAGAATGCTTGTCTTGTCTTGTCTTGTCTTGTCTTGTCTTGTCTATGCTCATATTGTTAAAACTCCATTTGTGCCTAAGTTCTGTATATCGTCTTTTGTTGTTAAGGTTGCCGCTATATCAATCGGTTTAATAACTGGCTTTAATGTCTTTCCCCTAAATCCTCTGAAATAAATTGTTCGATTACTCCATTCATTTTGACAAAGTTTGCCGGCCCTTTGTAATCTCTGGCTAGAAGAGTACTCGCACAATCCGTCATTTCGTACTGTACCTGATATTTCGGGTTGTCGTTCGCCATACCAGTTATTGACAAAGTTTGTTTCAGATGCAACGCTGTTCTGTTCTGTTCTGTTCTGTTCTGTTCTGTTCTGTTCTGTTCTGTTCTGTTCTGTTCTGTTCTGTTCTGTTCTGTTCTGTTCTGGGAGAACTCCGCTCTCGATAAGCTGCTTGATTAACTTATTAGCCTTTTCGTTTTTGATGTAGTATTTCTCGTCTACCTTTTCTTCCAGATAATCACGCATAACAGAAGTTAAAGGGATAGGGCGCGGAAAGTCATAGTCAATAAACTCTTTAGATAAAATTGAGATACAGAAACACCTATCTCTATTTTGTGGTATTCCGTAGTCTTTAGCGTTTAAATCCTGATAGTGATTTATATAACCTTTACTTCTAAGGAATGCTAACCAGTTTTCAAAGTCCTGTTTGTTTGCGTCTGCGTGGACTTGTGGTACATTTTCCATAAGTAGTACTTGTGGAAGCTCTGTACATTCTTTGAGAATGCGTTCTACTTCCCAAAGTAAACCACTTCTGGTAGAGTTGCCTTTTTCCCAATCTGCCTTTGACATTCCTTGCATTTTGCCGGCTACCGATAAATCAGTGCATGGGAAAGAGTAAGTCATTAAATAACAATATTTGTCTGTGTCTGTGATTTTTAAATCAGAGGCATGAGTCTGCCGTATGTCGTGTGTTGTGTGTTGTGTGTTGTGAATGGCATTGTAGCTCGCTACTGCGTACTTGTCAAACTCTATCAACTTGTAGTGTTCAAAGTCCGCGCCTAAATCTCTCAAGGCCATAGCCTGAGAACCAATACCGCCAAACAGTTCAATAAGTCTGATTTTCTTAGTTATCTTAAATTTCGGAAAATCAAATAATAATTCTTGTGTCATTGTTATATCCTCTGATTTATTAGTAAGAGTAAAAAAAAGAGGAAGCCTTGCGACTTCCTCAAGAGAGATATAACAATAAGAAAGAGTTACTTTCCCTTGTTTACTTTTCCAGAAATAAAAATTATCAGAGCGCCTACCGCTGTAATAATTCCACCTACCAACTCAACAGCACCGCTGATGTCCGCAACACCAGCACCACCAAGAATTAGAACCACGCTTGCAAGGGCAATAACAATCCATGCAACCACTTTTACAATAGTGTTGTTGAAAAATGCTTTTAATTTTTCCATGTATAACTCCTTGCTTTATTAGTTACACTAAAGTTATATCGTCATCGGAATCTCTTACATAATGTTCGTCATCGTAAGTAAATCCTTCATCAATTCCGATAACAGTGTATCTTAATATACAGTGTGTTGCGTCTAAAAGATGTGCAATCAATGTTTCATCTGTTACCGCTGTATCAGATATTACACATTCTTGTTCCGTTGCACCAAGTTTAGATATTTCATAATATTCTTCCGGATCGTCTTCTGGTTCAACAAGCCTATAGATTTTATCGCCATAAAGAACTACTCTAAAAAGAATATCACTTTCTCTTACAAGTCCGATAGGTCTAGAAATCTTATTGCAGTTTTCATCATAACAAAGTGAAGTTTGCGAAATCTGTGGTATCCAACATTCAGTGTCTGCATGATCTGTAAAAAAGTTTGCTTTATCCTTTTTAATCGCCCCTGTATAACCAAACTTTGCTGTTGTATATATATCAACGTTTACAGTGTCTTCGTTCGGTATATTTGTTGAATATAAGAACTTTTCAGCAGAAGTTTCTGAATCAGTATATTTGAATGCTTTCAAATCTGAACCAATAGAAACTGGTTTGTGGTTTATTTCAAGTTCGGTAATTTTACCTAATTTCTTTTTCAGCTTTGTTACTGTGTAATTAGCGTCAAAAAATTCACTCATTTTTATCACCTCATAATTAAAAAAAATGGCGTATCAGCATTAAACCAATACGCCACCATTTGTTATATCACGATAGCGTGATATTTTATTTTGTTATTCAACATCACGCACAAGCAAAGTCTGTTGAACCGTAGAATTCACCAACACCACATACAGAAGGGTTAGTAACAACAAACGAACCAAACAGGTTAAGGGTAACCATTGTTGCAGGGCCGTCTACTGTGTCAGAACCGCCGCTAATTGTGAACAGGTCATCAACAAGAAGCTGCAAAGGATCATTTGCTTTGTCATCTGAATCCATTGTCATAGGGTCTTGTTTGCCAGGATTGTTTCCTTCAATTCCGTCATTTACTGCTTTTTCTGTGTTTGTGTATCCCCAGAATTCAACAGCGTCAGAAGAAAGAACATAGAATCTTCCTTTAGGGCAGTATGGGTCATCAATACAGTTTTCAATGTAGTTTGTTGAGAAGGCTGCTGTAATGTCAGAGAATCCAACATTAGCAGTTTTCTTTTCTCTTGTTGAAGTTGCTGTAAAGTATGTGTTTGTTGTTTCAAGTTCGTTTGCGAATGCGAGGAAGTCATCGTCATTCATAACGATCATATCACACAGAGAACCCTGTCTGCGAAGTGCTTTAATAAGTTTTGTAACACATGATTTCTTTGCTTCGCTTGCGCCTGTTCCGTTATAGAAAGCACCTGCCAAGCGGTCAGGATTTACAGAACGGTCTACACCGAAGAAAAGGTCATCAATAAATGAAGTCCAGCCTTCACCAGTTCTCTTTGATTTTACAGGTAACCAACCGTCCAAACCAACCGGAAGAAGTGGAGTTGTACTGCTCATAGAACCAGCAAGACAAACAATATATGCCTGTGTTGCGTCATCACTTCCCGAAGGTGTTACTGTTACAGTAGTACCGTTGATAGCATTTACTGTAAGAGTATTCTGTGCAGAAGTTTCAGCAGTTTCGCGTGTTGCTTTTACAACAAGTTTACTTCCTACATCAATCTTCATAACTGCATCTTCTGGAAGTGTAATTGTTGTAGGTGTTGAAGCTGTAAAAGTCCAACCACCAGTAGGAACGGCACAAAGTTCACCGTAACCAGCACCATACAAAGCGGCAGCAAGTGTTTTTCTAAAACTTTCAGAAGCTGCAAACATCTTAGCACCACCTACGCGCATATAAGCGCCAGCGTTTGATCTAGAAGCTGCAACTTCTTTAGCGTTCATTGTGTAAACGCTGAAAAGCTGTCCCGGTGTTACGCAGAATTCAGCAGTCTGTGCAACTGTAGAAGCCTGTGTCTTAGCGGCTGTAAAATCACCACCTGCAGCACCACCGCGTGAATACATAGCGGCAAAGCGCTGTTCTTTACCTTCAACTCTTTCCTTATTGATTTTCTTCAAAAGTGGAGAGTTTCTAAAAAGAAGGTTCTGAATACCTTCTTTTTTGTAATAAACTTTAAGCATAGCAAGTATGCTTGCATTAGCAGAAATAGCCATAATAGTTTACTCCTTTATTTAAGAATTGAACTTTTCAAGTTCTTCTTCAAATTTCTTTACTTCTTCGGGATCGTCTTCTTCTTCCACTTCTTCGGAAAAATCAAACTCGCCCTGTTCCCCTTCTTCTGCAGGGGTTTCAGATCCTTCGCCTTCCGATAATTCTTCCTTCTCGGCTGCAACAGTTTCCCCGTCTGCCTTGATTTCTGTATTACCGTCTTCGTCCTGTTTGATTTCTACCTCTGTGTCAGGCGGCAAGCCTAAACTTTCTTTGATAGAATCAATCTGTTCTTCAACAGTTTCAATTAAGCCGTCTACAAATACGTCCTGTTCCGGTCTAGGCTCTGGAAGGGTTTCATATTCATCAAAAGCACTACGCGCCATTGAGAAGTCAGGGTTTCCTTCTGCTGCACCAATAACTTTGTCGTAAGCGCCAAGCCGTTCACCGTACTTGTCGTTAAACTCTCCGAAACGCTGTTCTTTTGCGTCTGCTTCAAGCGCAAGTCTTGCAGGTTCAAGAATTTCATCAAACAGAATACTTTCTAATTTGTTCAATCTTTCTTCCTGCGCTGCACCAGCTTTCACAAGTTCATCGCATCGGCTAAGAAGTACATCAATAGCTTCTTTGTAACTGTTAAGAATGTCATAGATTTCGTTAAGTTCCATAACAACTCCTTATTTTATTAGTAAACATACACTGTCTACTTTTTTATACACTAGTTAGCAGAAGGGGCAGTGTTCCATTGTCCCAAAGCCGCGCCACCGTCCGGCGTGTCTATATCCATATCAGCACCGCCCGACATATCACCAACAGGCGCGTTTTGTGTCATGTTTGCTTCCTGTGTTAAAATGTTCTGTGTTGCAGGTGGTAAGCCTTCCGGTGTCTGTCCGCCTTCCATGTTTGTTTCTTTTGCTTCAAGAACTGTGTCTGCTTCCCAGTCCTGTTCCTTTGCTTCAACGCGTTCATAAAGTTTTGTCAATTTCTCTATGTCTTTTCTGTTGTCGTTTTCTGGACTTGCGGCAGCCTTCAAAGAAAGCTGTGTGTTTATGATTTCTTCTTTGAGCATCAAGAACGGTATATAGTCCGGAACGTCAAAAATATCTTTTTCAATACAATCATTTATGCAGGTAAGTACCGCATTAATTGCATTGTTAGATAATGAGTAACCGCTTTGAATGTCCGGTAATTCCATAAACTGCGCTATTCGTGTAGTAGGAATAATTCCCGTTTGTGCCAACATTTGAAGTTGCTGTAACTTTGTAGAAGGGTCTTTTGAAAGAGAATCAGCGGCAGAGAACTGCACAACCATTTTGTTGCTTTCTTCAACAATGTCCTTCCACTTGATAGAAAGGCGCTGGTTATCTTCCGGTAAAATAGTGTCATTTTCAGGGAATACTTCAATACAGGTTTTTGCTATTTCAACATAGGCGCGGATAACTTGATTTAATTGTGTTTCAAATCTGTCGCTTTCTATGTTCTCCATTGTGGAAAGTGCTACACCGGAATCCAAGCCTGTAGGTTTTGTACTCATGGCAGAAAGTTGAGATATTCCGACAAGTTCGTATGCGCTTTGTTTTAGTTCTTCAATAAGCTGCATATATTGACTATCAATAAATGCAGGTGTTGCAACTGTAACAGGACTTCCGGTCATGTTTGGTGTTGCTGTATATTCGAGAATCTGTCCTACTCTGTTATTAAGTTGTGAAGTTTTTACACTTGAACCTTTAGGAACGCAGAAAGTAAGCGCAGGATTTAATTGTGATGCGTCCTTAATTTTCATCATCAAGTTATCAATTTCAAGCTGAATTGAATTAAGCATATCAACAATAGACTGCGATGTATTACCGATAATAGGGGCGCAATAGTGCATGAAAATAAACGGTATTTTCTTTGCCTTATAAGCTGTTATTCTTACAACTTGTCCCGAAACAATCTCGGCTTTAATTTCATTGAATGTGTCGTAATAAACGCCATAGTTTACATAATCAATGGAATTATTATTAACTTTCTTTAACAGTTCATCATCAAGTAAAGTTGTAGGGTAGTCTTCGCGTTCATAATAAACGCGTGTTATCTTGTTATAGTCTACTTCTGCAGGACGAACGTAAACCTGCCAGGGATGCACGCGATCTATTTTTTTTGTTACTTCATCAATGTAAATAACTCCAGTATCAAAAATACAGGAATCGCGGAAGGCTTCACTAACTTTTTTGTTTACATTCTGCAAGTCATAGTATAAATCAAAAAAAGCCTGTGCCTGTTTTACTGTCTGAATGTCTTTGAAAGTTCCGTTCTGTGTATTAAAGAACGGCCTAACCTTTGACTGTGCAATCTTTGATGTAAGAGTATCAATGCAGGATTTAATAACGTTAATCTGTGGTGTTGTTGTTGTATCTTCTTCAATCTCTTTCGGTTGCTCATAAAATCCAACAACAGAAGGGTTTGAAATATTTCTTAAACTTGCATTAGGTGTATAATTGTATCGTCTGTAATTTCTGTAATACTTGTTTAATCTATTTGAACAGAAGTTTTTCAAACTTGATACGGCATTTAATATATCGTCATTTTTAATTTTTCTCATTGTACGTTAGTCCCCCAACCGTTAGATTTTGCAGGACTTTGATAAACTTGTGCCTGGTTCTTGTTCTGCTGTTGCTGTTGCTGCTGATAAGGATTTTGAACGGGCAAACTTAATGCCCTGTTTACAGTCGATTGCATACTAAGTCCCGTTTTAGTTTTCTGTCTTTGTTTCTGTCTTAATTTCTCTAAATCAAGATTTAAATTAATCTGCATGACATAACCTCTTTGTTTATTAGTAGTGTTAACTTTTTTAGACAGTTGATTTTATGCAGAATGGCTTTATAATTTACTAAAAAATATGTACGAGGTATTTTTTTATGAAGAAGTTTGTCTTTTTATTTTTATTTATCTTTTCTTGTTTTGCCTTATTTGCAGAAGAAACTGTTTATGAACAGACTTATGATTATTCAAACAGAACAGAATATATTAAACTGATTAAAAAACATAATTATGACTACACAATAATTACTATCAATTTTGATAAGAAAAAAAATATTGCAACTAGGTATTATATTAATTGTTCAGAAGAAGAAGTAATAAAAACGTTATTATTTGAACTTGAAAATAACCGCCTTGAAAAAAATTATTCAAGCCAACTG